TACAAGAGTTCATTTGACACCCGTTTGGACGATGCCGAAAGCCAACGGGCAGTTTTTTCCTCACAGATCGATGTGTTGAAAGAAATTAATTCGGTCACTGCATTGGGCAAATCCAATCGAGAAATTGCAGTCATGAAATCGCAAATATCCATGTTGCAGAAACAAGTTGATCATCTGATAGAAATGCATAACCACAGGCATCCTAAGATATGAAAATTTTTTTTGTTGTATTTATTTTTTTAATACTGTTGTCGGGCTGTCAGACAACGAGCAAAAAACAAATAAAAACTACGCAACCAGTCATACGATGTGCGCCTGCAACGGATGTAACTATTCATTTAAAAAATAAATATAACGAAATTCCAAAATACGCGGGAATGACTTCGAGCGGCATTGTCATGGTGATTTATATTAGTCAACAAAATACTTTTACCGTTGTTCATACCACCAAAGAAGTTGCGTGCCTGTCAATGCACGGTACAGAATTTCATAAGGTTAATTGGCGTGAATATAAAAAAATATGAGGTGTTAAAATGATAGGATTAATCAGTGCGGTTTTACCGTCAGTAATGAAAGTAGCTGGTCGGTTTTTGCCAGAAGATAAAGAAGCTAGAGCAAAAGCAGAGCGAGAAATTGAAGCTCAACTCACAACACACTTGGCAAAGATTGACCTTGCCCAGTTGGATATCAACAAAACCGAAGCGGCGCACCGGTCTACTTTTGTAGCTGGGTGGCGACCCTTCATCGGCTGGTCGTGTGGTGTGGCCCTATGCTGGTCATATGTTTTTATGCCAATCACACAATTCATTATGGCACAAACAGGCTACCTGGTTGAGTTGCCAGCTATGGACATGAGCGAGATGATGCCTGTTCTGATGGGTATGCTTGGACTTGGCGGCCTCAGATCATTTGAAAAATACAAGGGTGTCAGCAAATGAATAAAGATCAATTGATCACCGAACTTGTCGCTGACGAAGGAGAGGTCTTGGCAGTATATAAATGCACCGAAGGACATGAAACGTGTGGTGTCGGCCACATGATTACACAAGCTGACCCCGAATACGGATGGCCCTTGGATGCTCCAATAACCAAAGAGCGGAGCGATGAGCTATTGAGCGAAGACTTAAAGATTGTACTTGCAGACTGTGCCCGGGTGTTTGATGACTTTGATGATTTTCCAGAAGAGGTACAGTTGATAGTGGCCAACATGATGTTTAATCTGGGAAGGCCACGTTTTGAAAAGTTTGTGAAGTTTATAGCGGCTGTGAAGGAGGGCGATTGGCAAGAGGCGGCGGTCCAGATGCGTGACAGTCGCTGGCATAGACAGTTGCCAGAACGGAGCGGTCGACTAATTGCTCGAATGGAAAATATTTTTAGTTGATAAAATATTTTATATTAATTCAGTTGTTTTGGATAAACCCTGTTGATCGTGATGGTCAAGATATGAAGATCACACATAAAGATGGTCGGCCTCTTTTTTTTATTTCCCAATCACATTGTTACGACCATGTGGTAAAAAATTACAAAGAATTAAAAAATTTTATAAAAAAATATTACAAAAAAAAGGCAAAAATAAAGCAAATTCTGTGTGTTCCAAAATTAAAAAATTAATTTTTAAATAAACCCCAAATTTTATTCTGCAAAAAACGAAACAAAGAAAATACACTTGGCTTGTATTGACGGCAGTCAGTAATATTTTCTCGACTGCCGTCAGAATAGGTAATTATAACTGAAACAATTGTCTTCATCAGTCTACTAGGTTAATCGACCGGTCAGACCCGTCAATAAAAGTGGCGTGGCCTCGCTTGATAAGCTGATGTACCAGGCGATGAACTCCGCTCGTTGATTTCAATCTCGACAAAAACATCAACTCATGGTAACTCGGTGAATAGCCATGCTCTTCAATGAAGGATTTGATTAGTTGCTTCATGTGAGCTTGCTTGGGGGTCAGTCCTAATTTGTCACTCATTTTTTTGGTCCTAACAATCTGTTATATTCCTTGCGTTTGTCCTCCAGCTTTTTGGAACCAGCCTCAGGTATTTTCTTCAACCCTTCCTGGTTAGCTTGCATAAATTTTTTCATGTTGGTCATGCGTTGCCGAGCGGGGATACCCTCGTCATTAAATATCTTGGTCAATTCGTCCAAATATTCTGTGTAAAATTGATGACTGTCATCAGTAGCCAATTTTAGAGGCTCTGGAGGGGTGTCAGTTTCTTCGGGTATGTCAGGCTCTGGAGGTGCCTCAATGGCCTTCTGTGGCAAATCTGGAGCATCGTTTTTTACATCATCAGGAAAAATTTCGTCTAATTTGTAATTAACTTGCTGACCAGAAATATCATCAGCTTCTGTCTCATCGACCATTCCTAAACCACAGATCGACAAAGTGACTCGCCGTTTTGCTTTCGTAATTGCTTTAAGAATAGCGTTGGCTCTGGCCTCTCCGCGAAGGCCAGCTATCGTGACGGCTCCGGTGTCCTCGTCATGACGCCCATGTTTATTTTGAGCGGCGACACTAACGATGTAAACGCCCTCAATTTCCTGTTTCTCCAAAACCTTTATGCTAACCCCGTGGATAGCTCGGAGTTGGTCAGCACAATCACGTTTAGCGTATAGTTGTAATTTGCCGTTTAACTTGATGTAGTCGAATGGCTTTGTCATTGGGTTTAAACTAAGCGAATCGCATATAGTTTTGTAATAGTTGACACGTTCCTTCTCACTTAATCGTGACAGGTCGCCGCCGATCATCACGCTCTCAAGGATGCTGGCGGGGTCTTGGGTTTTTGCTACCTGGTTCATTCTACAAGTCTCCATACTTTAATTTCACGGGCGTGGGCGGCGGGACGGCGAGATTGGATTCGCTCTCCAGTGAACTTCCATTTTTTACCTTTGAAAATTGATCCGGCCGCGTTCCCAAGATCAGAATATTTATATCCTAAATATTGCATGCGGTAGGCAACGTAATCAGTCGTTGCAGTTTTCGTGTCAGGGTTTAAATTTCTTGCTACCCACACTGCACAATCTCTGGCAATAAGTAATAAATGCTCTTTGTTCATGGTCGCAGTTTTCATGCCAGCGTTTTTTCTAGTACGAGCAAGCTCAAGATCTAAAATGTTAGTCATTCTTTTTCTCCTTCTGCTTGACACTCAAACGGCGACCAGTCCAAGCGGGTTTGGCTGGCGTGACCTTCTTTGGCCGAGCTTTATACTCCGTAGTCGTATGACCAACGGTAATACCGTCCGGCAAACTAATTTTTTCCATGCCACCCATAATTGATTTAATCAAAAGACCGCAACTTTCCATCATGGATTCAGATGCTTTTTTTGCACGTTGTGCCGCCAAGTATGTATCGGCGGCATCCTTAAGATCGATGTACTGATCTTCGTCTAATCCATTACCTGGTCCATCAGTCATGTCGTGTGCCTCGGGCATGGGATTACCTGGGACCATCCGGCTATATTCAGTTGAGCTAACCGGCCCGTAGTCAGTATCATTAGCCATGTGATCCCAGAACACATCAACGGCCTTACGGATAGCGAGAATGGTTGCCTCATGGCGTTCGACAATTGCAATCCGCCAGACACAATCGAGCCTGGCCAGTTCCGCTATGACCCCGTACTCGGCATCACAACAGTCAAGCTGGGCTTGCACCTGGAGGATTCGCTCCATGCTATCAGTTGGCTTGCTTGGCCGTGTTGGTATTTTACATTCCCAGATCGATCCGGCGGGAATAACCATGCCCTCATATTCCCAATCTTTAGCAAACAAACCATCTAGGCTGGCAACGAGGTTACACTTTTTATTTTTAAAACCTTTTTTTGGCAGTTTTATTTTGGCACCAAACTCATCCATAAACCATTGCCTGGCGGCATCTTCAAAGTAGTTCCCCGCTTTCATAATTGCGGTGGCACTATCCTGAGAAACTCCGTCTAAAGCCGCACGGTGTTGGGTGAGCTTATCATTAGGCGTAATCCCAAACGGGCAGAGCCATTGGTCTTGTATTTGTAGGATAAAAGGGATATCAGAAGCACCGCTCTGTTTGCCTGTTTCTGAAAATTTCATAGCACTACCTCCAGTATGATGGAGGAGGCTAAAATTGCCGCCATGAAGAGGGTGATAGTTAGAAATTCGGCGATTGTTCGTATATAATTTTTCAAGTTTTTGCTCCTGTAAATGAGCAACCTTGTCTTAGATTTTGTCTTTAAGGGTTGTAAGTCGTTGATTCAAGTTACTTGAGTCACTCCGCCCCCGGGCACCACCACCCTGTTAAAGCACTGATAAATAAGACACAGGTTGCAAGTAGTATCTGTCTCAAGACAGATTCGTTCCACAATAGTTCTTTTTAGTTTTCTAGTCACGTTCATTGACTGTTCTTCTTCCCCAGAAAGTGCATCGAATCTAGAGCCAGCTTTTGGGTCTCAGCCGCCCTAGTATAATGTTCAGCCATTTTAATAGAGTCCCATCCAAAAATGGCCATCAATTGTTTTGAACTAGCCCCGTTCATAGCCGCCTTGACGGCGGCCGCTTTCCGTAGCCCATGTGCAGAGCAATGTTCAAGCCCTGCCGCACGACATCGTTTTTTAAACCAGTTGCCAAAACCCGCCCGTGTGAATGGTCGGTCAAATTGTGTTACCAGGTATGTAAACGGTCCAGTATGAGTTGCGTCAATTGACCGGCGTAACTCTGGCAGTATTGGAACTATTCTGTCTTTAGGAACATTCCTGATATTTTTCTGTTCAGTAAAATGTAATGTGCCGTGCCGCTCCATTGGCTTGCCAAGCAATATGGCATCCGACCGGCGTACACCGGTGTACTGAAAAATGTCGATAGCCAACCGTGCCTTTGTGCCGATCTTATGGACGCTTTCATATTGTTCGATCTCTCGCTCTGTCCAAGTATAAAAACCTGTGGGGTTCTTGCTGGGCAGATACGGCACGTTTAAAGCTGGGTTGATCTCTGTAAGGTCACAACTTAATGCCCATTTGTATACCTGGCGAAGAGCCTTTACCCAGGCGTTAGCGGCATCAGGCCGGTCGCTCATACTGTCACGCATAGCTCTGATCTCTTTTGTCTCAACATCGTTGTATGATCGGCCAGTACCGCCTAGGTAGTTGCTGGTCTTCTCAAGGATCGGCTGGCGCACTTTGCGGGTAGTCGGTCCTAAACTTTGATATTCTGGCGATTTCATGTACTGCACAACAAGCCACCGTAAATCATTTGTCTGGGTTTCAACAACTTCCTGACCCATGATAAGACGAGCCTGGGCAAGTTCCTCAAAGTATTCATCAGATCCACGCTCACTAAAAATGCGGATCTGTTTTTTACCAAAAGACTTTTGCAAAGCCGAGGGTCGTAAATAAATGCGACCGCTATCGACCTTGATATTCTTCTCGTTTTCAACTTTTCTATTTGCCATGTCATAAGCATCCATATCGTGAGTCATTTATGAAAACAAATTATTCTGGTTCGATTATGACTCTTGTGTTCATTTTGAACGGGTATGTTCATTTTGAACGGGTATGTTTATTTTAAACGTATTTTGTTTTGTATGCTTTCGTGTGGCTTGCATCCCGCCTCACGGCAAATTTTGATCGGTGTAAAAAAGTTTTGGAGTCGATCAATGTATTCGCACATTTTTTTTAATGCAGTGGCGTTACCATAGACCACTGTTTCATTTGTGCGCTTTACTAAACTCAACTTGCCGTCAGCTTCCCAAGCACGAAGTTTACGCAACATACTCGCACGGCTGATCCCGTGGAAATTTGCTAGGCTAGTAACATTTGTTTCTTTATGTGCCTTACGACCCTGTATTATAAAAAAATATGTTCTGACTAGATAATGCGGAGACTCCTCGTCACAAAATATTTCAGTTTGTAAGTTGCAGATTTTTATGTATCGATCTGTGATTGTGAAGACATTTTCCATGTCGTATTTGTCCAACATTGACCGGTATAAATCCATTGCCTCAACAATACTTTCTGGTTCATCCTTGTTCATTTTTTTCGTCCTCCAAACAAAAAAGTTAAAGTAATTTTAGTCAAATTTACAAATCGCAAATAACTCACTATTTACGTACCTGTGCGATAACTCGCTTTACCGTCTCAGGGCCCCACTTAGTGGGCTTTCGACCCGTCTGGGCACGGCTGACACCATCAACTCCCTGGTCAACTAAATCGGCCTGGAACGTCAATACACCTCGAGCATTGAGTGCTTTGGCTATGCCTCGTAAGCTGGTAATGCCAGCCGCTTCGATCTCCTGGATGATTGGATAGGTGCGAACAGCAAATTCCCGAGCGTTCTTCTTCATAGACGCCCCGCCCTTTTTGTAGACCTTATCAATGTTTGGATTGCCCAGGCTTGTGATCTTGCGGCTAGGTATAACTTGTGTGCCAACTTTCTTTTCGTTGGTCATATAGAAGCCCTTCTTCTTAATAGAGTCTTTTGCCTTCTTCAAGCCACGATTAGTACGCTGTCTAATTTGATCTGATTCAAACTCGGCAACAGAGGCCATAATTCTCCAGATGAATTTAGTCTGGGCTGGGTCACCGAGTTGGGGGACATCACAGGCTACTATGCCAATGCCGTGAGCTTCGCTAATACTTGCAATGTACGACATGACATTAAAGTCCCTGGTCAGGCGGCTCATGGCGGCGACAATGACCACGGCACCAGTGTCGATAGCCATCTTCATGCACTTCTTAAACTCTGGGCGGCGGCTCTTGCGGCCTGATTCAACTTCTTTGAAAACAGCAATGACCTCAAGGCCAAGTTCAGCGGCTTTGGCACGGGCCATTTCTTCCTGGGCTTTGATGCCCAGGCCATCAATGCCTTGCTTCTTGGTTGAAACACGCAAGTGTAAAATAGCCTGGGTGGAGTTGTTTTTGCTGGCTATCATTTATATCTCCCTTTATTGTAACACAACGTTTTGCCGTCACGGCGTAATTTGACTGCACGATCAATAAGAACCTTCTGACCATCTGAACCCATTTCATTAACACCACAGTTTGCAAAAGCAATGGCACATCGTGCTTTGCAAAAATACCCATAGTCAAAGTCCGCCCATAAATCCCGTGTGACACGAACTCTCAAGTACCAGCCATCACCGTTTGTTATTTTACTCTGACTGATTACACGACCGTTACCAGTGTACTTGCTACCTTTTGGTAATGACCATTGCTCAATATATTTTTTGCTTTTTTGACCACACTCAATGCAATATTTAGGCTGTTCAATTTCTCTCCGCCCGTTTGCAATCATGAGTACTGGTCCATCAATTTTTAACATGTTCTATCTCCCTTTATTGTTACACCCGAGGTGAAAAGGTTATGTTGTGTATTGTCGAAGAGCCTCGGTGCGATATGCGTCATATGCTTCCTTAGTCACGAAACGTGATCCACAAGTCCCGTGATATCGAGTGCTTATTATGTTTGTTGGAGTGTTACTGAAGTCTCTGCCATCATCCATTTTAATGTCTGACCATTTGCCCCATTTGTCCTCAAAAGAACGAGTAACAATTCCAAAGCCACCAATATTAGCTTGGTCGCCAGTGTAATAAATCTTAGTTCCTTTTTTCATTACACTTCCCCTTTTGCTATTTCCAGTGCTTCTTTTTTTGCCCGAGATACCAGAAACTTGTTTAGGTTAGCGGCAATGTCTACCGCTATTTTTTGGCATTCTTTTGCCGCATCATCATTAGGTGCGGTGATAGCAAGTTTTAGTGCCAGAACTAACGCGTCATAATCATTAGTAACTTCAATCTTGTTTGGATTTGTCATTTTCTATCTCCCTTCTGTAAGTTTTCTCCGTGTGTTCCTCTTTTAATTAATCTATTGTTGCGATAGTGTCAAGGGGCTAAATGATTCTTTTTGTAATAGGAATCCCTGATGGATACTGAATATCACCAAACGACATTACGATTTCCCGCAGACCTGATTGCTCGGCTGAAGTTCCAAGCCAGCCTGGAGCGGCGTTCGATGACTTCGTTAATTGAAGACTTATGTAGTCTTGGCTTACAAGCCAGGGAGGCTACGAATGAGGATCGGATCGAAGAATTTCGCCGATTGATTAAAGGGGCTGGCAGTGTGCGATGATACAAAGAAGCGTCCACTTGCCATATCCGCCAAGTACCAACGGACTTTGGCGTTACACAAAACGTGGCGTTTATCGAACTGCCAAATATGTCAAATACATCAACGATTGCAAGGTGTTGCATATGCATCCAGGGCACCCTTTAGATGCACCTGTGCGGATGGAAATATTAGCTCATCCACCGGACAAGCGGCGTCGAGACCTGGACAATTTATCAAAATCGCTGTGTGACCTGGCGATACATCTAAGACTGATAGAGGACGATCATTGGATACACGAACTTTACATGAAATGGGAGCGGCGGGAGATTACCCAGGGCGTTGTGATGACAGTCAGTTTGTTATCAACATAGCGAATTGTGCGACTTGCAAGGGCGAGGGGATGATTTTTAAAAATAAAAAAATATACAAAAAAGCTCAAGTAGTGAGAATTTCTGGTCGCCCAGAGTTGGTGTATAAAAATGTCATTATTCCCGCGGGGTTTGACATTTGCCCTACTTGTCGGAAGCGGGCCGAGGCTCAATACAGGACACGCTTATGAATTACGGGGTCATACTCGCTGACCCGCCGTGGTCATGGAAATCGTGGGGCAAAAAAGGGGAGGGCCGCAGTGCAAAGAACCATTATGACGTTATGGAACAGAGCGATATTTCTGGCATTCGGGTGTCTGATCTTGCCGCCCCTAATAGTGTGCTTTGCGTGTGGGCTATTAATTCAATGTTGCCTGACGCTTTCAAGCTCATTGATGCTTGGGGGTACACATACAAAACAATTGGCTTCGTCTGGATTAAAAAGAATAGTAAATCAGATTCTTTGTTCATGGGACTAGGGTATCACACCCGTCAGAACGCGGAACTCTGTTTGCTTGCGACTCGCGGGAAACCCTCACGTTTATCACGCGGCGTACATCAAATCATCATGTCGCCCAGGCGGGAACATAGCCGCAAACCAGATGAAATCTATGCGCGCATAGAACAGCTTTATCCAGGGCCATACCTGGAGGTATTCAGTCGCACGAATCGTGACGGCTGGGACACTATGGGCAACGAGACAGGGCGTTGGGTGGCGTGAATGAAGAAACAACCCACCTTGACCTCTGTTCAGGCATCGGAGGATTTGCCCTTGCAATCGCAGATGCTGGACGCAGAACAGATCGAAATGTTTCCACAATTGCCTTTTGTGAGCCAGACAAGTTCTGCAAGCAAGTCCTTGGAAAACACTGGCCTAACGTCCCCATTTTCGATGATGTTAAAACCTTCCCCAGAGACTACGGAAAAGTCGACATCCTTACAGCCGGGTATCCATGCCAGCCATTCTCACAAGCCGGGAAGCGCAAAGGCACGGCAGATGACAGGCACCTCTGGCCGTCGGTGCTTGAAATTGTTAAGCAAACAAGACCCGATGTTGCCGTATTTGAAAATGTTGCTGGTCACATCTCGCTGGGAATCGACGAGGTGTTATTTGACCTGGCAACTGAAGGTTACCATGCGTGGCCGATCATACTTGGAGCTATATCCAAAAACGCTCCACACCGAAGACAAAGGGTCTGGATTGTTGCTTACAACATGGCCGACACCCTCTGCGACACCGAGAGGGCCGCACACAGGATCGATCAAGGGATCGGTCAGCACCACGGGCATGAGCCGGACATCAGCCAAGGGGGTCAAGTGGGGAGCCACCCTGGAGACAGCGGTGAAGATGTGGCCGACACCCAGAGCAAGCGAATACAAGGACACAGGGCCATGGGGGAGCAAGAGCCACAAGCATATGCTGGGCAGAAATTATCTGTGTGCGAAAGTAAAGGATCAGGACAAACCGAAGGGTCAGTTATCAGCGGACTGGGTGGAACTTTTGATGGGCTATCCACCTGGGTGGACGGAGATTGGGAACGGGGAGTTCCAAGAGTGATTGAGGGGCAGAAAGACAGGGCGAAGAGATTGAAAGCGTTGGGCAATGCAATTGTTCCACAGGTCGCATCGGAAATATTCACGGCGATCTTTGAAAGTGATTTAGCATGAGCGTTAAGATCATGGGCAATGTATGGGAGGGTTCACAGGCCAAGGGAACGGCTCGGCTGGTGCTGTTAGCTATTGCTGACCATTGCAACCCAGCGGGCATTGCCTGGCCATCTCTGAGCCGTCTTGCACAATATGCCAATGTAGACAAATCCAACGTATCACGGGCTATAAAAACTTTGATACAAATCGGAGAACTGGAGAGAGTTGGCTACACAAAATCATTCAGCGGAGCCACAAAATATAAAGTCAGGGTAGTGCGGAGGCGCACTAGTGCGGAGACGCAACCTAGTGCGGACGCGCACTGGGGGGGTAGTGCGGAGACGCACCAGGGGGTAGTGCGGACGCGCACTACTAACCGTCATAGAACCAAGTATTTAGAACCGTCATTAAAGAATATAAAGAAAAAATGTCTTTTTGATGAATTCTGGAAACAATATCCCAAACGGGTAGCTAAAGGCGCGGCACTTAAATCATACAAACGGGCAATCAAAAAAACACCCCATGAAACCATCATGGCTGGACTGGCCAAGTATGACCCAGATCCAAACTATATCTGCAATCCATCAACATGGCTCAATCAGGAAAGGTGGCTAGATGAACAAACTCACACTCGCAGTAACAACAGATCGAACGGTGGTGAACTCTCTGACGCATACACTCGGTTTGTCAATCGAAGAAAAGTACACACCTGACTTCGATCTTAAAGGCTATCAGATTACCAATACGATCAGTAACGACAAGCTTGAAGAACTGGGCCAGGCAATCAAGGCAACAATGGAACCCGCTGAAGATAACGACATTGTTCAGGCGTTGCTAAAGATGCGCGCACTGATGAGCCACAAGAACAATGGCGGCGACCTGGATATCATTCTTGAAGCCTATGTGGAGAAGCTAAAAAGTTATCCAAAGGATGCAGTCATGGAAAGCCTTAGCAAAATTCCAAACCAGTACAAGTGGTTTCCAAGCTGGGTAGAAATTAGGGACGATGTAGAGTTCAGGTGTCAGCATAGAAGGCTGATGTTACAAGCAATTGAGAGGAAGCAGTATGAGCAAGCAAACAGAACCGTCATTCGGGAAGTCAAGCAACTCACCGCCTAGCTTCTTTGGTCGCATACCAACCAGAGCGGTCTGGAATGTAAAGCGACCGAAGTCGAAGGGCAAAGGTAACGGGCTCACACTTGGAGACTTCCATATCTTCACAGTGCTATGCAGTTATGCAAACAATCAAGGATTTACCTGGCCTAACTCGCAGACAATCGGTGACATGGTAGGGACCAATCGCAAGAACGTCACACGGGCTCTGACCAGGTGCGAGAAGCTGGGCTACATCGAGAAGGTCAGTAAGTACAGATCACATCCAAAATGGCGACACGTTATGGGTACAGTCTGGCGCGTTATCTATGACCCCAGGCTCGACCAGGAGGAGTTGATCGACAGCATGAACCATGACGATCCAGCACCGGTGATGGAGGAGGACTTGCCAACCTTTGAAAACGAAGCGAGTAAACAGACAGATCTCTTAGACCACGATAGACTAGTTGAGGGTGTTGTGGTGGCAAGATGGTATGCACGATCTGCAGAAGAAGCGACCGGTGAATTAAGGCTGGTAAACCCAAGGGCAGTGGAGCTTGCAGTCGATTGCCTGACAGTCAAAGGGCTGACTATAGACCAGATAAAGACCAAGGCGACCGCAGTGTTGGCAGACTGTAGAAACAATAGGCAATCCGCCCCGCCACACCTTGGGTTTCTTTTAAATTGACCACGGTGTCACTACGCTATACGTTCAGATAGCAATGTGACTTAACCTTTTTGCCTGGAGAAAAAAAAGAAAATGCCCCAGCTACAGAAAAGCGACCCTTCCCCCCCCCGCCTCTGCCCTGTGCGTGTGGGGATCTCACAAAAATATTTTGAGGTTTTTTGATGAGTTTGATTTTAGAGATCACACAGGCTTTAAAAAAGCTCCCAGAGAGTGAACAGTTGGATATGGCCATTGCCCTGGCCGCGCATATGACCACGGCTTACATACGTTCTGAACGGGCTGTATCGAGCGGCTATGTGCGAAAGAACCCCAAGCGGATTGGCGTGACTATTGACGAAATTTTCAGGGGGGCGATTAAGAATGGTTGAACTTACCGGCGACCCCGTTGTCAATCGTATAATTGGCAAGTTTATCAAGCGCAGTCGCCAGGGCATGAAGAGGTTTGGTGTGTCCATGCAAGATAATGATGCATCAACAGTGCATTGGATTGAGAACGCCCAGGAAGAATTAATGGATGGAATTTTATATTTGGAAAAACTGAAATGGGAGATGAATAATGGCTGATAGATATGATTTAAAAGTTATGCGGAAGGGCAAGGACGGGAAAGACTACGGCACCAAAATTGGTTCGGCGTGGCCTTGGAAATCCGGTAAGGATGGTTTTAACCTGGTTTTTGATGCTTTACCGGTTGCACAGTTACGGGATGATGGCAGTTTAAGTTGTGACGTAATGATGGTGGAACCATACCCAGAAAAAAAGTGACGGGGCGTGTCGCTGGTTCAGTTGATACGCCTATCGATCTTGATGATGAGATACCGTTTTAATGGCTGGTAGTCCTCACCCCACTGGTCGTTTTGGCGGCGTGAAGAAATTGAGCGACCGGTTGCGTGGTCGCAGTGATGTCATTGCCCACAACAAGGAGGGCATTGCACAAACCCTGGTGGATATTGCCAGGGCAAATTTAACCGATGTTGTTAGCTGGGACAGCCAGGGCAACGTCACGGTCAAAGCTTCGGAAGAAATACCGGACGCAGTGGCCAGTGCGATTAAAAAACTTAGAGTGACAAGGAGCAAGGATGGTGACCCTACTTTGGAAATTGAACTCCACGATAAAGTCAATGTGCTTAAAGTCCTGGCAAAAAGTGCGGGACTATTGGAGCCGATTAGTGAAGAAAGTAAAGCACCTTCGGTCGTAGGAATTACGATGCATGGGCCGGAGATTGTGTCTGTGAAAAAAGATGATGAAACCAATTGAATGTCCCTGGTGTGGATCGTGGACCAGGCCATTAATGGTTCGTGGCCATTACGAGTGTGGCAGATGTCGCAGAGTTTTAGCTGACTGCTGTGACGGAGAAAGAGCAGAGAAAAGCAAAAATGAAAGAGACAGCAAGCCTAGACCTTGATTTTAAGACAGCACCGGTTATCTGGAAGTTTCTCCAGGACAATTCGTTTGTCCGTGGACTGATGGGTCCGGTCGGATCGGGCAAGTCCTATGCCTGTGCCGCTGAGATTATGTTACGGGCTGTCAAACAGAAACCCAGTCCCAGGGATGGTATTAGATATTCAAGGTTTGCTGTTGTCAGAAACAGCTATCCCATGTTGAGAACTACGACCTTGAAGACATGGATGGAATTGTTTCCGGAGAATGTCTGGGGCAGTGCCCGCTGGTCGCCGCCTATTACTCATCACATCAAATTACCCAGTCGTGGCGATGCTCACGGAGTTGACTGCGAAGTGATCTTTCTGGCACTGGACCAGCCCAAGGATGTGCGGAAGCTGTTGTCACTGGAATTGACCGGTGCCTGGATTAACGAAGCGCGGGAACTGCCCGTTGCAATTTTGCAAGGACTGTCACACCGAGTGGGCCGTTATCCGACCAAGGCGGATGGCGGTGCAAGCTGGCGGGGTATCTGGATGGACACAAACCCGATGGATGATGATCACTGGTATTATAAATATTCCGAAGGTACGGAAGCTCCGAATGGAAAATTTGCCTGGAAGTTTTTCAGACAGCAAGGCGGCGTATTGGAAGTTTCGGAGGATGAATTGCCAGCAGAGCCGGAGTTTAACGGGTTCACCAGGTCTGCCGGTCGATGGTGGATGACAAATCCTGTCGCCGAAAACTTGCCCAACTTGCCAGCCGGTTACTACGACCAGTTAGTAGGGGGCAAGAACCTGGATTGGATTCGCTGTTACGCCAAAGGTGAATATACCTTTGTTCAGGAAGGTAGACCCATTACGCCGGAGTATGACGATGAGGCCATGTCTGAAGATAATCTGAAATTTGATCCGAGTTTGCCATTGCAGATCGGCCTGGACTTTGGTTTGACACCGGCGGCAGTCTTCGGACAGAAACACCCTTCTGGCCAATGGCGTGTTCTCCATGAGCTTGTCACCTTCGACATGGGTCTTGAGCGTTTTGGCAACCAGTTGAAATCAGAAATCGAAGTCATGTTCCCCAAGGCGGATGTTATTGTCTGGGGCGATCCAGCCGGTATGCAGAGGGATCAGATATTCGAGGTCACGGCCTTCGATCACTTGAAGACACTCGGCTTGCTGGCCAGACCGGCGGCGACTAACGATTGGAAGACCAGGCGTGAGGCAATGGCCGCACCTATGATCAGGTATTTTGATAAACGCCCTGGCCTTGTCATTGACAAAAAGTGTCAGCGTACCCGCAAAGCCCTGGCCGGTGGATATTACTTCAGCCGTGTATCTATGGGTTCCGGTCAGGAACGATTTCGGGATGTGCCGAACAAAAACGAACACTCCCACGTTGGTGACGCCTACGGCTATCTTGTTCTCCAGGGCGAACACAAACGGATGACAAAGCGTCCAATAAACTTCGCCCATCCGCCAATCGCCAAGTCGGATTTTGATGTCTTTGCTTGAGGACATTAACGCTCTTAACAAAGCGGCTCGACTGCAAGCAGACTACAAACTGATCGACTTTGAACCAGCCCTGGTGCCTATGCTCAAGCCCAGAGGAACAGATGCTACATTTTTTAAACACATACCAAACTTTCACGGCATATTGACCGGCTATGCCACTATGGGACCAGCCTATATGGCTTGCTATAAAGGTCAGGTTATTTGCATTTTTGGCTGTATACCACTTTGGCAAGGTGTCGGTGAGTGTTGGCTGATTACAGACCAAAGTTTGCCCGACCATGCACGGCCATTTCATCGGGTAACTAAGCTAATACTTGACAGATTTATGTCAGATTTGAGCCTTGTTCGCCTTCAGATCACCGTACATTCTAAAAATTTTCTGGCTCTCAAATGGGCAAAGGTTCTCTATTTTAAAGAGGAAGGGTTGCTTCGGCGATACGGCCCAGACGGAAAAGATTTTTATATTTTAGCAAGGATTTAGATATGGGTGCTATTTTTTCCAGACCAAAACCTCCATCCGCACCGCCAGGACCAGATCCGGCAATGCTGAAAGCCCAGCGGGAACAAGAAGCTCGAGTAGCCGCTAGAGAGGCCCAGGCACAAAGAGAAATTTCTGCAAGAAAAAAAGCACGGCGAACAGGAGGACGCAGAGCGTTGCTTGCAGAACGTGATAATCCTTTTCTGGGAGTTCCGTCACAAACCACACTGGGTCCAAGCTATTCCCGCTCTTCATCTGGCATGACAAGCTAATGGAATTATCCGCCCAGCACGTTAATAAACGATATCACACTGCCTGGAACCGAAAAGAAAACTGGCGAACTTTGTATGAGCAGTGCTATCAGTATGCTTTGCCCCAGAGAAATCTTTATGATGGCTACTGGGAAGGCGGCGTTCCTGGCCGTGTAAAAAACCTTCAGGTGTTTGACAGCACTGCCGTCCACGGTGTCCAGCGTTTTGCCAACCGTATCCAGGCTGGTTTGTTTCCGCCGGATAAAGACTGGATGGTTTTACTGCCTGGCACGGAAATACCTGACGAGGCACAGGATGAAGTCAGGGAGGGTTTGCAGAACTATACGGACAAGTTCTTCAGCATAATCAGGCAGACATCATTTGATCTGGCGATGGGTGAGTTCTTGCTGGACTTGTCAATTGGCACCGGCGTCATGCTAATTCAGCCAGGAGATGACAACGAGCCTATTCGTTTCCAGGCAATTCCACAGGCATTAGTCGCACTGGAAGAAGGACCACAGGGGACAGTCGAAAACGTATTTCGCAAAATGCGGGTATCCGCTGAGAACATTCAGCAAATCTGGAATGATGCAGAGTTACCGGACACCTTGCAAAAACTGGTGGAAGACAAGCCACAGGAAATGGTCAACCTGACCGAAAGTACAATTCTGGATATTAAGGATGGCGGCTACGGATATTACGTTTGTTACAAAGATACAGACGATGAAAGTATGATGCTTCTCTATCGCAAACTGAAACTGTCACCCTGGGTGGTTTCCAGGTACAGCAAAGTCAGCGGTGAAATCTTCGGCCGAGGTCCGGTGACACAGTGCCTCGGTGACATTCTGACTTTGAATAAGGCGGTCGAGTTGCTGTTGAAAAATGCCAGCTTGAATATATCTGGTGTATACACGGCAGTTGATGACGGCGTTTTAAATCCCCAATCTATTCGAGTTGTGCCAGGTGCAGTTATACCAGTTGCATCCAATGGAGGTGCCCGTGGTCCCAGCCTTCAACCTTTGCCCAGGGCAAGTGATATCCAACTAACCCAGATTGTTCTCCAGGATCTACGCACGGCAATCAAGCAGACGTTGATGGACGACAGTCTGCCGCCGGATACTATGTCGGCACGATCTGCTACAGAGATTGTCGAGCGAATGAAGTTGCTGTCGGTCAATATGGGGTCAGCCTTTGGGCGATTAATCCGTGAGGCGATGATACCGATTGTTCGCCGGTCTATGCAGATTATGGACCAGCGGGGTCTGATTAATTTACCGCTACGCATTAACGGTTTGGAGGTAAAGATCACGCCTGTATCGCCTTTGGCAAAAGCACAGAATTTAGATGACATACAGGACGTTATGCAATGGGCACAAATCTCAACACAGATGGGCCCCATTGCCGCCGCTACCGTAAAGCAAGATGCTATTGCTGACTATGTAGCCGATAAACTGGGTGTCCCAAATAGTCTGCGAACTTCGGATGAAGAGCGTCAGGAACTTGAAGAACAAATCGGGCAGATGTTGCAACAGCAACAGCAAGGTATGTCACCAGAAGAAATGCCGCCGCAATGAAAAGTGCGGCATGGACACGCAAGGAAGGGCAGAACCCTAAAGGTGGATTAAATGCTAAAGGCCGAGCTAGCTACAAGTCACAGACGGGCGGGACACTCAAACCACCGGTCAAAAAGTCAGCGAAGACGCCCCAGCAAAAACGCAGAAAAGGCTCCTTCCTGGTACGGATGGGATCGACTAAAGGGCCGCTGATGAAGAACGGCAAAAAGACACGATTAAAATTATCACTAGAGGCGTGGGGTCACCGTGGTGACAAAGCCTCGGCGGTCAGCAAAGGCCGCAATCTTTTAAAATCTTACAAACTCAGCAAGGAGAAATAAAATGCCAAAAGGAATGGGATACGGCAGTTCTAAAAAAAAGCCAGTTAAGATGACAAAAAAAGCACCAATGAAAATGATGAAAAAAAAGAAAGGGAAAAAATAATGGCCAGAGGCGTCAAACATTATTTTAGAACTGGCAAAGAGCATAAGGGCGCAAGTCACAAAATGCCAAATGGTCAATTGCACAGCAATAAAACCCATACCAAAACTAGCAAGCCACTTTTTCACTACAACGATTTGTCAAAAACAGCAAAAAAAGTAGCAAGGAGCAAGTAATGGCAAAACGAGGTTTATACGCAAATATCAATGCCAGGCGGAAAGCGGGTACGTCACGGCCTAAAAGTAAAAGCACAATTTCTCCAAAAGCCTACGCTAATATGAAAGCTGGATTTCCTAAAAAGAAAGCCAAGAAAAAATAATGGCGGATGTAATTGATATGTCACACCCTGGATGGGAAGGTGTTAACGCCGAAAGCCCGTTACCACCAGACGAAACACAAAAACACCAAATTGAGCTAGACCGGTGCATTGCCCGTATATCGCAAACAGATGACGGACAAAAGTTTTTAGATTGGTTGTGCGGGGCATACCTTTACCAGCCAACCTGGGCACCTGGGTACACGACCGATTACGGTTTTTTTCGTGAGGGTCAGAATACTTTAATTAGAGAAATTATTATGAGAGGGGAGAGAGCAACCAATGGCTGAAGAGCAAGCACAAGTTGAAGAGCAAACAGAACAAGCCGGTCTTCTGGATAATGCAAAGATTGAAGAAGAGGTAGAAGAGGTTGAGGAAGAACTGGATCACATCGATAAAGCGGCCAGCGGGGAACGGCCTGACTGGTTGCCGGAGCGTTTCTGGGATGACGACAAAGGTGCTGACTATGAGGGCTTGGCAAAAAGCCAGCAGGAACTTTACAAGAAATTGAGAAACGGCAAGCATGAGGCACCAGAGGAAGGTGCATACGATACAAAATTTGTTGGCGACAAAATCCCCGAAGACGATGAACTGATGACAAAATTCAAAACAATGGCATCCGACCGAGGTCTTACCCAGGATGATTTTGAATCTATTGTAGGTTTGGTTCTAGAAACAATTCCAGATCAACAAGAAGCACCAGAAGAAAAATTTGACAAAGATGCAGAGATGGCAAAATTGGGACCAAATGCGGAAGCAATCTTAAATGGAACAGTCAAATGGGCAGAAGGCTTAGTCCGACAAGGTGCCTGGACAGCAGAGGATTTTGAGGAGTTTAAGGAATTTGGTGGAACGGCCAATGGTATTCGTGCGCTCAACCGGCTTCGCAATTACTACGGCGAAAAAGATATTCCTGTGCAGACAACACCAGACAGCGAAACTTTGCCTACAGAAAGAGAGTTGCGTGAAATGGTAGCTGACCCCAGATATAATACAGACACAGCGTATAGAAATAAAGTGACAAAAGCCTTTGCCGCTGTTTATCCAGAGTAGTGTCAAAATGCTATATAATGTGTTAAGTTACTTGACAATACGGCAGATTTATGCATAAAAAATAATATTGACCCTACCCTCGTTTGAGGCCGGTCGGTTTATAACAGCCGACTAACATTTAGTCCTACCTGTTTGGCGATTAAATTGTAACTTTAACGAGGATTGTAAAATGGCAACCAGCCTATCACAACAGTTCGTGAAGCAGTTTGAAGCCGAGGTACATCACATTTACCAAAGCGAGAGAAAACTTGCTGGCACGATCAGAACTCGTACTGGGGTAAATTCCAGCACAGTTCAATTCCCTAAATTGGCATCTGCGCAAGCTCAAGTGGTTGTTCCACAAAGCCAAGTGTCTGCCTTAAACGTAACACACAGCAATGTGACTGCTACTTTGACCGATTATGCCGCTCCAGAATATACATCGATGTTTGACCAGGCAAAGGTCAACTTTGATGAGCGTTCTGAGCTAACGCAAACATTGGGCAAAGCTATCGGTCGCCGAGCCGATCAGATTGTTCTAGATGCACTAGCCGCATCAAGCACCTCACTCACAGTAGCCAACAGTATTGGTGGATCAAACACTAATATCAATGTTGCCAAAGTGCTAGAGGCCGCACGATTGATGAACGGCAAAAGTGTACCCAGCACGGACCGATATATGGCGATCAGTGCAGACGGACTTTCCGCTCTTTTGAGTGAAGAGAAAGCCGCATCACAGGACTACACTGTTCACAAAGCTATGACCGATGGCCGCATTGACAGCTTCCTTGGTTTCAAAATCATCATGATTGGTGACATGGACGAAGGTGGCCTGGCTATTGACGGTTCTTCTGACAGAACTTGCTTTGCATGGCATAAAGATTCAGTTGGTTATGCTGAAGGAATCTCTCCAAAAACGGAAATTAACTACGTTCCCGAAAGAATGTCCTGGCTTACCAATTGTGTTCTTTCCGCTGGTGCAATCGCAATCGATGCAACCGGCATCGTTCAAATAACATCCAGAGAATAGTAGGAGATAGAAACAAATGGCTTATTCAAACAGTGGCCTTAACCTCATTGGAGGTGGTGGCAAAGCCGGATCTGCTCCCCAGGTCTGGACGTACACCTCCGTTGATTCAATTTCTACGGTAAACAGTGCCGGCTA